TTTTAATGAATGATGCCTGTTGATGCTTATCGTTGTTATTTGTCTTTAAAGAATCACTTCACTAAAGACAGTTATGATTACCACAAATATTGTGGTAAAAGTCGTGCGACTGTTCAATCTTTCTATAAACGAAAAGATCGCTTTTGGTTTGAAAGAATTGCAAGACAAAAAACAGATCAAGAAGTTGTAGAGTTCTTTGTATCTAATTTTGTTTCTTGTACCGATCCAAGCAAACTTTGGATTGGTGAGATGATGAGAGAAGGTGAAGATAGGTATCTAAATTGGAAGAAAAGAAATCAATCACTTTCGTATGTTTTTAAAGAAGAGACAGAAAGTTTATTTGAATCCAAGAAAATAGATGAGGTTTTTGATTGTTCTAAAGGGCACCCACCTCTTTTAAAGATGTTCCTGAGCGGGAATATTAGCCCCGAAACTATGGTGATCTATGATAAGATATTCCTTTTCGGGAATAATTTTGACAAGAAACTTCAGGACCCAGTGTGGGAAACCGTCAGTAAAAAATTAAAAAAATATTCTCCATTTCTAAATATTAATGTACCTTATTATAAAAATATTTTGAAACAAGTCATTCTGGGAAATAAATGAGTTTTTTTAATTCTGAAGTCGTCCGTGCAGAGATGACTGAAATTGGCGAACTACAAGAAAAAGTCTATCAAAATGTTTTTAAATTCCCTACGATGAGTAAGGAAGAAAAACTACACCACGTTGGTGTTCTTGAAAGACTTCTTGAAAAACAAAAAGTGTTATACACTCGTTTGAGTTTATCTGATGATCCTGAAGCAATCGAAATGAAGGAAAGAATTACTCAATCTGCAACCATGATGGGTCTTCCTTCTGATGTTGATATGAATATTATTCTTAACAACATGTCTCAGATGCTTGAAGTGATGAAGAAACAGATTGACAAAACAGGTTCCGACCTGTAGAATAACAAGGTACACACAAGCCAAATCCGTACAAATACGAGGTAATCCGAATGTCTTTCGCAGATCTTAAGAAGCAATCTTCTCTTGGTTCACTGACTTCCAAACTGGTAAAGGAAGTAGAGAAGATGAGCAACACCTCTAGCGGCGCTGATGAGCGTCTCTGGAAACCTGAAATGGATAAGACTGGCAATGGTTTTGCAGTCATCCGTTTCCTCCCTGCCCCTGAAGGTGAAGAACTTCCTTGGGCAAAGATGTACTCCCATGCCTTCCAAGGTCCTGGTGGTTGGTATATTGAGAACTCCCTGACCACTACTGGTGGTAAGGATCCTGTCTCCGAGTATAACCGCGAACTGTGGAACAGTGGTATTGATGCTGATAAGGAAACTGTTCGTAAGCAGAAGCGCAAACTGTCTTACTACAGCAACATCTATGTAGTGAAGGATCCCGCTAATCCTCAGAACGAAGGTCGTGTCTTCCTATTCAAGTATGGTAAGAAGATCTTTGATAAGGTTATGGAAGCAATGCAACCTGAGTTTGAAGATGAAACTCCTATCAATCCTTTTGACTTCTGGCAAGGTGCAAACTTCAAACTGAAGATTGTGAAGAAGGATGGTTATTGGAACTATGACAAGTCTGAGTTTGATCGTCAGGCACCTCTTCTTGAGGATGATGATGCTCTGGAAGCACTGTGGAAGAAGCAATACTCTCTTGCTGCTGTCACTGCTCCCGACCAGTTCAAGACTTATGAGCAACTGGAAACTCGTCTGAAGATGGTTCTGGGTCAGAAGTCTTCCAATCGTCCCCGTCTTGATGAAGAAGTGGAAGATGAAGATAATGATCGCGGTTCTTACTCTCCTGATTTCTCAAGTCGCAAACCTGAGTATAAGGTAGTTGAGCACGAAACTTCTATCTCCATTGAACCAAAAGATGAAGATGAAGATGATGCTCTGTCCTACTTCCAGCGTCTTGCTGAAGAGTGATTATTGATATAATCTGATATTATCAGCACGTTTTAGGGTTTCACTCTTGTATTGGGTGGAACCCTTTCTATATGTCATAATATCATCCATGTCATCGAATACAATATTAAGATATTGTGGTTTGAGTAGATAGATATTTCTCTTATTGTTTTCTATCTTTTCTTCATACTCATAGTTTGTAACAGGAACTGCAATATTAGATTCTGTTACGTATCTCTCAAGACCTGCATCATAATAAGTGATTGAATAATTGGATTCTACTTGAAGTCCTTCTGCAACGATTATGACATCTTGGGTATTTTTAATTTCTCTAGACTTATAATGATGAATTCCATTGTATAGAGTATTGTAGTCTCCATATTTTTCTAAAAGGTATTCATCAAATCTGCTTTGTGGTAATGGCCACTCTGTTTGAATATTGATAATATTATTTGACAGCAAAACAATCCAGTCTAATGTTGCATCACCATATGTTTCAAAGGCAACATTGTCTGGTCTATCATCGCCTATGATTTTGTACTTGGTGAAGAACGCAAGGTTTTGGAAAATGTCTTCGCGTAACTTTCCTTTCTTGAAAAGATTTTTTACAGTAATGTAATCTGATATCTTAGCATCTGGAAGTCTGCTAACATATTCAAAATCTGGAACTTGACTGAAATAACTTGCCATTTTTAGTAACCTATTTGATCGTCTAATCCTTCGTAATCAACATCAAATACAGGTTCAAGTTCTTGGAATTGCATTGTAATTTCATATGAAACTAGTACTCCGTCATAGAAAGTTGCATATTGTCCTTCTGGAGTATAATTAACTGTGCAACTTTGTAATGCACATTCCTTTATCCTACCTATGTAGGGATGATCTTTTTCTTCTTCTCCTGTTCTATGGAGATATTGTATTCTAAATGTGTTTGGTGCCTTTAAAAACAGATTAGATTTAGACTTGATAGGAGACATTCCCCTTTTGAAGAAGTTTAAAATTTTGATAATTGATTGTGCCTCAGTTCTGCTTCTAGCAGACATTTTGAAAGTAAAACTAAAAGGTCTTAATTGAGGACCATTGAATAACAACTCCATGTTGGGATTGGTGACAATACCCTCTGCCCTTGATAATAATGCTGCACCATCTCCTCCCATGGCAGCACCTGCAAATGCGGCACCAACTGCTTTTTTAGTAGCAGATTCTTCAGAAAAGGATTTAACAGATGCTCCAAAACTCTCCGTTCCGGCAGTAAAACCTTCGGTAATAGTTTTATACGCAGTAGCAGCTGCTGCCGCTTGCAAAACATTCATACTATTTGAACCCCAATCCGCAGAATTAGTATCAGAAATACCAGATGGAATTGGGAGAACAACCGTTCCAAGACTTGTTCTGTTTGCAAAATCTGTAGAACTTCTTTGACTTGGAGCTCCAGCAGATGTGAGAGCACCAACACCAGATGGTTTGTACTCCAACATTGTAAATCTTATTACATCTTGTTTTGTAGTTCCAATGTCTTCTGGATACCTTAGATTTCCAAAACTCTTTTGTGGTGTTGCTGCAATTGTTGCGTCTTTTGTTGGATCTGCTGGAGTTGAATTATCACCTGCTGGATTATCTGCAGTAGCTTTGTTTTCGTTTCCGTTTTGTTTATTAAAAGTTTTTGAGTTTTCAGTATCTAGTCCAAACTTATCCTTAACGGAATTCATTTGATTCTTTGAGTTTCTCAAATGCGCTGCTGCAAATTGTTTATCATTTGCACTTGCATTATTATTAAATACTAGTTTCCCAGTCGAATCTCTTGTAGCAAATGTAGTTGGGTTACTTCCGTTTGCATCACTATATTTTATAAGTTCTACATTAAATGATGGTTTTCCAGAAGCATCCACTGTTTCTGTAACTTTGGTTGCAGTGAATACTTTTGTTTTATTTCTTACAGAAGTTCCAAGTGTTACGGGGGTAACCTTACTAGTAGCTGTGGTTCCGGATGCCATCAGATATGGGGTTTTTATTTATTTAGACGGAATTTTCCATACTGTAAGGACAGCAATTCATCAAGTTCATTATACTTTACGACGTGAAGTTTTCCTGCAACTTCTTCCCAAGTATATTGTCTTCCCTGTCTCCAATGAAAATTGATTGCCTTAAATCCCCACCTCTCTAACGAAGTGCAAGCAATAAGTGGGTGCTGATCATATTCGATGTCAGGTGTTTTGGGGTTGTATATAAAGGTATAAAATTTTCCAGGTTCTGGATATAAAACTTCTTCCTTGAATATCTCCATAATGATCATCATAATTTCTTCCGGATCTTTTGTTCCAGACTCTTCAACTCTTTTGAGAAGTTCTTTGGTTCTTGCAGTGCCTGTTCCTACATACTGACCGAAACCTTCTGCCATTACTTGATACCTAATTCT